GGACTGACAAGAGTTCAAGAGGCTAAAAGAAGAATGTTAGATTTATTATATAAGATTGAATGCGATGCTGGGGCAATAGTCGAAACGCCAAATGAAATTGAATTAAAGAAAAATACAAGTATCCTTGAAAGTATAAATAAACAGTTACTAGGTGGTGAGAGCGATGGAGGATGAAATAGTGTTTCCTTTATCACCCAAATATAAGGATTTTTTAAAATATGAAGCAAGTGCTGAATTTTTGGAAGGAACAACATCAGCGGGGAAAACAACAGTAGCAACACCAAAATTTATGTTCAAGGTAGCCAGAAGTCCTAAAAAATTACATATAATGTCTGGATTGGATTTAGGAACAATTGAAAAAAACATAATAAATAAAGACAATGGTTTATTAGATATATTTGGAGAATTTAGGAATGGTGGTTTAGCTGAATATAATTCAAGTGGTAGAGGAATACACTCACTACCACACATTTTGTATCACACACCTAATGGAGTAAAGGTAATATATGTTGTTGGATATGATAATAAAGCTAGATGGAAAAAGATTCTTGGTGGACAATATGGTTGTATTCTAATAGATGAGTTCAATATTGCAGATATGGACTTTGTAAGAGAAATATTTATGCGTTGCGATTATAGATTATGTACTATGAACCCAGACGATCCAAACAAAGAATGTTACTCTCAATATGTTAATAAATCAAGGCCTTTGGAAAAATATAAAAATGATACACCAATTGAACTTCTAAAAATGTTGGACCAACCTCAAGTAAATGATTGGACGCATTGGTATTTTACTTTTGACGATAATGCAAGTTTAACAGAAGAAAAGAAACGAGATATTATAAGTACTACACCAATCGGAACAAAATTGCATAAGAATAAAATACTAGGTTTAAGAGGAAAAGCAACAGGTTTATGCTTTAATCTTGAAAGTAAAAATATAATAACAGTAGAAGAAGCTAAAAAACTAAAATTTAAAATTTTTTCTGTTGGTTGTGATACATCGTATTCAAAAGAAACTCACGATAAGGTGACAATCGAAGGAATAGGAATAACGATAGATGGTAAATGTGTATTGTTAAAGGAAAGGACATACAACAACAAAGATAGAACTATACCATTTGCACCATCAGATGTAGTCCAATGGATTGTAGAGTTCATGGAAGAATTTAAAAATGAATGGGGCTTTGCGAGAACATGTTTTATTGATAGTGCTGACCAAGGAACAATTATGGAGGCCCAAAAAGCAAAAAGGCAAAATAATTTAATATATAATTTTGAAAATGCATGGAAAAAGACAAAAGTAATCACTAGAGTCCAACTACAAGAGTCATGGTTGGGAACTGGTGATTTTTTAGTTGTTGAAACATGCAAAGATTATATAAATGAATGCGATGTGTATTCATTTGGTGAAGATAATCAACCTGAAGATGCAAACGATCACAGTATACAAGGCGGACAATATGCTTGGCTACCTTATAAAAAGAAAATAGGCAACTGGGAAGTAATAAAGAAGATTATTAAAGATGACATGGAGGAATAACATGTGTGAATATTGTAAGAAAAATAAAAAAATAAAAAGTTGTAATTTTGGTGGAAGTGCAACTATGCTAGTATCACAAAATATCTTAGATATATATGGAGATAAAAATAAGTTTAGCATATTCAAAAGAATATATAGACCTAGATTTGAGATTAGTTATTGTCCAATGTGTGGAAGAAAATTAGCGGAGGAATAGTTATGAGTAAAGTTAACGATAAATTAAAAGATATAGTACGAAATTGGCTCAATATACAACCATCGCCACGGAAATTCGATAACAATACAAGAAACAAACACATTTGAAGGTAGTTGTTTTAGAAATTTGCTATGGTACAGAGGCGATGCGTCAGAACTACATCAATATTATACTCAAATAGATGACATGATGGGAAATGCCAAGTTCTGGGCAGCAGAAAGCAGCAACGGAGTAAATTTCCGCAAAATACATACAGGGCTCCCAGCAATTATTATTGATATGTTAGCAGATATTATAATTGATAGTTTCAACAAAATAACAGTAGTAAAAAATGAAGATGCACAAAAAGATTGGGAAGAAATTGCAAAAGAAAACGATTTCAAAGAAATTGTAAAGCAATCAATAATAGATGTATTTGTAGAACACGATGGGGCTTTCAAAATAAATTATGATACAGATATAAGCAAATATCCAATCATAGAATTTTATCCAGGAAGTAAAGTAGAATATGAACGAACAGCTGGAAGAATAACAGCAATAATATTTAAAAATTATTATGAAAAAACAAATGCTACATATTTATTGAAAGAAAAATATTCAAAAAAAGGTATAACATATAAACTATATAAAAACAATCAAGAATGTAATATATCAGAAATAGAAGAAACAAAAGATTTAAAAGAAATAACAGATAATAATTTCATGATGGCCATACCAATGATGTTCAATAAGTCTAAAAAGTACAAGGGCAGAGGACAAAGTATAATTGAAAAGAAACTTGATGCTTTTGATAGTTTAGATGAGGTGTGGTCACAGTGGATAGATGCCATTAGAGATAATAAGACACAAACATATATACCAGAAGACTTATTACCAACAGATAGTAATGGTACTGTCCTAAAACCTAATACTTTTGATAGAAGATATGCAAAAATAGGAAGTAGTAGTTCAGAAACAGAATCAGATAAAATAACAAGAGAAAATAGTGATTTTGATTATGAAGGAATGCTGCAGAGTTATATAACAGCATTAGATTTATGCTTGCAAGGATTAATAAGTCCAAGTACTCTTGGAATAGATGTTAAGAAATTAGATAATGCAGACGCACAAAGAGAGAAAGAAAAAGCTACACAATACACAAGAGGAAAAGTAATAGATGTGCTAGAAAAGGTTATTCCAAAACTAGTTTGTATTTGTTTAATGACTTATGATAAAGCACAAAATAAAACGCCAGGAAAATATGAAGTAACTGTTGATTTTAAAGAATATGCAAACCCAAGTTTTGAGGCAACTGTAGAAACGGTATCGAAAGCAAGACCAGGACAAAATGTAATGAGCATTGAAAAATCTGTTGATACGATGTATGGCGATAGCTTGAGTAAAGAAGAAAAAGAAGAAGAAGTAAAAAGACTAAAAGAAGAACAAGGTATAATTCAAAAAGATGAACCATCACTATTTTAGGTGGTGATTAGATGGATAATAACTATGATATAAAGCAAGTAATGGAAGAAATTGAACAAGATTTAATTGTTCGTATGAAAAGAACATTGTGGAGCCACAAGGAAGACGAAAAAGCAAAGGGATTTGATTGGCCACAATGGCAAGCAATGAAACTTAAGCAATTGCAAGAATACAAAGAAGCAAACAAACAAATATTTAACGAAAAAGCTAAGCCGTTAGATAGATATTTATATAATCATATAAAGCAACAGTTTAGAGAAGGTGCTAGCAGAACTAACAAAGATGCAATTAAAAAAGGTATTATAAAAAAAGAAGATTCACAATTGAGTGGATCTTTTTTTGGATTAAATCATAGAAAATTAGATGCATTGATAAAAAGTACAAAAAAAGATATGTCAGATGTTAAATATGCTACTTTGAGGATGGCCAATGACAAATATAGACAAATAATATTTAAAGCACAAGTATATGCTAATTCAGGAGCAGGAACAGTAAAACAAGCTATTGATATGGCCACAAAGGATTTTTTGGCAAAAGGGTTTAACTGTATTGAGTATAAAGATGGCTCGAGACATAATATAGCAGATTATTGTGATATGGCAATTAGGACAGCAAATAAAAGAGCTAACTTAATGGGAGAAGGAGAACTTAGAAAGAAGTTAGGCAATCCACTAGTATACATATCAAAACATAATCATGCGTGTGACAAATGTGCCAAATGGCAAGGTCGAGTATATATTGATAATGTTTGGTCTGGAGGCACAGAAAAAGATGGTAAATATCCATTATTAAGTGTTGCTATACAAGGCGGATTATTTCATCCTAGGTGTCAACATGGGTCTAGTACATATTATGAAGGTGTAAACGACGAACCAGAAGAAGTAAGCCAGGCTGAACATAATCACGATGATTATACACAAGAATTGCAAAGGAGAAAAAAAGAATATGAAAGACTTGTTGCAGGCAGTTTATTTGCTGATAATATTAAAAATTATTCAAATAAAATTCAATATTTGCAAAATGAAATAGAAAGTTCTTATATAGAACTACCAATAAATATAGATTATACAAAACAACCTGAAATAATGGAGCAACAATATTATATTGATATAGAAGGAACGAAATATAAAGTTGACAATAAAAATGTAAAAATAAAAGCAAATCTAAAAGAAAGAGAAGTGGCAAAATTATTAAGTCAATTATATAGACAACCTGTATATCTTATTCCAGTAGTATTAAATCCACAAGGAATTAAAACTCCAGACTATATCATAAATAAAGAAAAGTTTGATTTAAAAGAAATTTTAGGGAACGGTAAAAACACATTAGATACAGCAATAAGTAAAAAGAAAATGCAATCAAACAATTTCATTTTTGATATTACAAACAGCAAAATGAAAGAAAATACAGCTATTGAACAAATAAAGAAAATATATAATTCCAAAAATAGATTATGGGTAGATAAGATTATTTTAATAAAAGACAATAAGATTTTAAAAATATTCAAAAGAAAATAATGAAGAGAGGGTGGTGCACTCCAAGAATGGGGAGTACATACCCTCTCTAATAAATATTTATTAGCACAATTATACAATAAAATAAGCTAATAATCAATAGTTTATGCAAACAAAATGTAAATATGCAAGTTTAGTGTAATGGTAGCACAGTGGTCTCCAAAATCATTAGTAATAGTTCAAATCTATTAACTTGTGCCATTTTTAAAATTAAGAGCTGAAAAAGGCTCTTTTTTATTGCAAAAATTATGGTCGACGGACCTTAAACGGGGGAGGTTCCAATATGGAAGACGAAAAAACAAATCAAAATGCAGATACTCAGACTGCAACAGATAACAAAGCTCAAGGAAATCAAGAGCTAGTTAAAACTGAAAACAAAAATGAGGGGGAGAAAGTTAAAAAGCCAGTTGCTCAAAAAGGAGAAAATGGCGAAATAATTTTCAAAAATCAAGATGAGTTAGATGGATTTATTGCAAGGAAATATGCTCAAGCAAGTGAAAAAGCACAAAAAGGTGCAACATCTAAAAAAGTCCAAGAAACTCAAAATAATCAAGATAATATCTCACAAGAAGAGCCAACAGAAACTGTTCAAACAGATTACACAGACAAAATTGCACTTGCTATGGCCAAAGCAGGGGTTGATGTTCAAAAAGTTGAAAGAGCAGCGAGGTTGGTTGATATGTCAAAAGTTTTAGAAAATGGAGTTATAGACTCTAAGAAACTTGAAGACGAAATTAATGCAGTAATTGCAGAATTTCCTGAGTTAAAAGTTACAAAGGAAGAAGAAAAAGAAGAAAAAGGCTTTAAATTCGGAGCAACACAGAGTGATGAAAAAGCCAAAGAAACAACGAAAGTTCCAACAAAGAAATGGAACAAATTTAATCAAATTTAAAATTTAGGAGGAAAATGTTATGCCATTAAATTATGCAGAGGTATGGTCTCCAGACCTTTTAAAAATTATGGAGCAAGAAAGTTTAATATCACCATTTATAACTTCAAATGTTAAATGGTTAGATGCAAAAACATTTCATTTTACAAGAATGAGTACTAGTGGATATAAATCACATAATAGAGCAGGTGGATGGAATAAAGGAATTTATGAACAATTTGATCATCCTTTCGTAGTTGCACATGATAGAGATATTTCATTTTTAGTAGATAAAGCTGAAGTTGATGAAACAAACAAAACGGCATCTATTAAAAACATATCTAAAGTATTCCATCAAACTCAACAAGTTCCAGAAAGTGATGCATACTTCTTTTCAAAAGTTGCTGCAGAAGCTAAAAAAGTAAAAGGTTACAATAGTGAAACAGCAGAAGCAGATTGGACTAAAGAAAATGTATTCGGAAAATTAAAATCTATGCTAAGTGCTGGAAAAATTAGAAGATATGTGAAAAATGGGTCTTTAATCTGTTATGTAAGAAGTTTTATAATGGATTTATTAGAACAATCAAAAGATTTTACAAGAAAAATAGAGATGACTCAAATTGCTGAAGGTGGAATTGGTATAGAAACAAGAATGACAGAAATTGACGGTGTTACTCTTATGGAAGTAATTGATGATGAAAGATTTTATGACAAATTTGACTTTACAGATGGTTTTGTTCCTGTAGTTGGAACATCTCATAGAATTAACGTATTAATTGCATCACTAGAAACTGTTAAGTTTGTTCCCAAGATATCATCTATTTATTATAAAGAACCAGGAGATCATACAGAAGGTGATGGATATCTATATATGGATCGTTCATTATCTGATGCTTTTGTATTTCCTAATGGAAAAAATGGAAAAATTGATAGTATATATGTTGATACTGATACAGCTACATATGTAGCTGAAGAAGAGGAGGCAGTGTAATGGGAAAAATACAAATTGAAAAAGATAATGTAGTATTATGAATAAATGAAGAAGAATTTG